CATATTGATTTACTCACAAACTTGCTCGAAAAGCAAAGAGTGATGTATACTAGGTTATCTCTTTCAGACGATCCTCAAGCAATTGAAATGAAAGAGAACCTTCGCAAATCGGTCGCACTGATGGGTTTTCCAGAAGAGACTGATATGCTAACTTTATTTGATAGTATGAATGCAACTATCAGGTCTCTCAGAGACTATGTTGACGGTTGAAGCAATCCTTGCTATACTATCCAAGTAAATCCAAACAAATCCAAACAAATCTAAGGTAATTCAAATGAGTTTTTCTGATCTTAAAAAGAAATCTAATCTTGGTTCTTTAACTTCTAAACTTGCCAAAGAAGTTGAAAAAATGAACAGTTCTTCTAATCCTGGCGATGAGCGTCAATGGAAACTGGAGTGTGACAAGAGTGGCAATGGTTATGCCGTTATCCGTTTTCTTCCTGCTCCCGAAGGAGAGGATCTTCCTTTCGTAAAACTCTACAGTCACGCATTCCAAGGTCCTGGTGGTTGGTATATTGAAAACTCTTTAACTACTATGGGACAGAAAGATCCCGTATCCGAGTATAATACTGCTTTGTGGAACAATGGCACTGATTCAGGAAAAGATCAGGCACGCAAGCAGAAGCGTAAACTTACTTATGTTTCAAATATCTACGTTGTAAAAGATCCTTCTAATCCCGAAAATGAAGGCAAAGTCTTTCTTTACAAGTATGGTAAGAAAATTTTTGATAAGATTACCGCAGCCATTCAACCCGAGTTCGAGGACGAAGAAGCAATCGATCCATTTGATTTTTGGCAGGGTGCCAACTTCAAACTAAAGGCAAAGAATGTTGCTGGATATCGTAATTATGATTCTTCTGAGTTTTCTCGTTCTTCAGCACTTCTAGATGAAGATGATGAAATGGAGCAAATTTGGAAAAAAGAATATTCTCTTTCTGAACTTGTTGCCCCAGATCAATTTAAGACTTATGATGAATTGAAAAAGCGTCTTGATTATGTTCTTGGAAATCGTGGAGTTCCTAAAATGCAGGATCAAGAAACTATTGAAATGGAAGAGAGTTGGGAAAGAGAGCGTCGTGGAGAAACTGCAAAAACTTCTAATAGCGACTTTAATTCTCCTGACATTACTTTGAGTTCTTCCAAAACCTCAACTTCTGTCGATGACGATGACGAGACACTTGCATTCTTTGCACGTCTTGCTGATTGACTCTTCTTATTACTTCCGTTTATTATGAATTGTCGCTCAAGACTATTATATTGACCGTGTAAGTAAATCCAAATCCTCAGAGCAAGGGTGCTGAGAGAGAATGAAAAGATTGCTCTCGTAAGCACCTTTACATAACGATTTTTGATAAAAAAATAAAATTATTATGGACTGACCACTCTAGTATTTTCAGTCCTAATTAATTTATCCTCTATAAATTGAGAAGATTGATCATAAATCATAATATTCCTCATATCATTCAAAAATTGTTGTAAGTATGAATCTTTCAATAGAAAAATAGAAGATTTTTTATTATTTTCTCTTACTTCATATTCATAATTACTAACACTTACTACTGGATTTATTTTTACTTTTGGTTCATTTGGATTTGGTATTTGAAAATCAGAGTCTACAATTTTACCTTTAGGTAAAATTAACCTACCTTCACTATCTTTTACTTCTTTTGTTTCGTAGTAATGTGGACTATTTAATTCCAATCCATATTTTCTTTCAGAGTATTTGTATAATTCATAGTTTGATAATGGCCATTCATCTCTGACATTAATAATACCAGCAGTCATTAAAACAACCCAATCAAATTCACTATTTCCATAGTATTCTTCTGCAACAGTATCTGGTCTTCCTCCCTCCACGATTTCATATTTTTCAAAAAGAGTAACTGCATAACTTAGATCATCTCGCAATTTATTTCTTCGAAATAAATTTTTAACTCTTATAAAATTTTGTGATGAGTTGCTATTTGGCAAAAATGATTGATAGTCTAGATCTGGAAGTTCTCTGAAATAACCCATTTTTAGTAACCTACTCCTTCGTAATCAGTGTTATAATCAACATCATAAATTGGTTGAATTTCCTTAAATGATAAGGATAGTTCAATTGCTACTGGACTTCCATTATCATAAGTTGCATAAACTCCTTCAGGAGAATAATTCACATTAATATTTTCTAAAAAACATTGTTTGAACTTATTCAAGAATTTATGTTCATTATTCCCTTGTTTATAAGATAATTGAAAAACATTGGGTGTTCTTAAAAAAGTTTCATTGTTAGTGTTACCAATTGCACCTATTTTAGGAGCCATATATCTTTTAAATGAATTTATAATGAGTTTTATTTCCTGAGATTCTTCTTCATTTCTTGGTGTCATTTTAAAGGTAAAATTAAAACTTCTTAAAGATGGTCCATTAAATAAAAGTTCCATATTTGGATTCATTATTTGACCAGTTTGTCTAGATAAAATTTGATCAGGCGATATAGATACATTCACTAGACCTGCTGCTCCTGATGCTAATTGTCTTGTAAACATGCCTTGTATTCCACTCATACCACCAGCAGCATTTTTGACACTAGTAAAAAACTTTTTGCCAGCTTCGAATGTTTGTGATGGATTAAGTCCATTTTCTCCAATTAAAGATTCTCCAGATTCCATTACACCAATAATTCCACCCAGACCAGCTGCTGCAATGCTATTCAGACTTGAATCCCCATATTTTACACTATTTGCATCCTGAATAGATTGTGGTATTGGTAATATTATCGTTTTTATAACTTCGCTAGAGCTAGGATTAATATTTCTTCTTCCTCCTGATGAAGAAATAAAATTATTATTCTCACCAATGGGACTATATTTTATGATATTAATTTTTAAATAGTCTGTAGTTGAATCTATTATTTTTTTAGGATACCTTAATCTTTTTTTGGCATTATTTTTTTGATTTGTGTTATTAGATTTCATTTATTTTTTTTAATTATTTAGAACGAATACTTGTAAAATTGAGTTCTATAACGTCAGACATTTCTTCTGGATAAATTTCATAAATTTGTCCTTGAATTTGATCGTAATTATATTGCCTTCTATCACGCCAGTGAAAATTAATTCCACGAAATCCCCATAAGAATACATCAGTCACGCCAACGAGTGGAAATTCATCATATTCTATATTATTAGTTTTGGCACGATAAACAAAGGTATAATACTTTCCAGAAGTGGGAATTTTTCCACTTTCAGACAAAACACTTAGGAGATTTTGCATAATATCATCTGCACTTTCTGTGCCTATTAAATCACGAACAACACCACGCACACGATTTTCTTGGTCGTCTGTTGGATTTCTTCTCTGTTTGAGTGTCTTTCTTGGCATTTATTTATATCTAAAACAATTCATTCTCAGTTAATACTTTAAACTCATAACCACGATCTAAGCACCATTCTTTTGCTGCCTCCCATTTTGCTTGGTTTTTGGCATATTCAACAACTTCATAGATGTAACCTTTTGTCTTTCTCTTTTGGATTTTAGGTTCGATGCACTGCTTATATGGTTTAATTTCAACTATCATTTTTTTAATTTTCCCAGTTGATTCTTTGACCTTAATGTAAAAATCTGGAAAATATCGATGATATTTATTATCGATTGGTGATCGGTAGGGGACGACAATCTCTTCACTTCCCCACTCCAATATATTTTCATTCAGATCACAATATCTCATAAATTTTCTTTCCCATAAAGAACGATAGATGATATTGGTATAATCTCCCTTATATTTTTTAGGATAAGAAGGTTGATATTTTCCTTTATATGACATCTAAATAATTAATAACAAAGTCTATACACTATTTAGAGTGCCAATACAAAAATTTAGTAGAAATAATAAAGGTGGTGAAGATAATGTTGTAGATCCTCAACTTTTGTTTGGGAATTTATCACAAACAAATTATTATCAATTAGATTTTTCTTCTCTTGGAACTTTTTCTCCAAATAAAAAACTTATAAAACATTTGAAAGATAATTTTAATGTTAACTTAGATTTTATTTCTAGAAGTTCTGGTCTTTTGTGCTCAGAAGCATCTTTACCCGGATCAACTTTAGCAACTTCTGAAGTAAAAGGTAATTTTATGGGCATATCTGAGGAATTTGCTCATAGTAGAGTCTATGCACCATTTGATTGTACATTTTACGTTGATAATAATTATAACAATTTGAGGTTTTTTGAGGGGTGGATTGATTATATTTCTAGTGGAAATTCGCAAAATATTATGGATGCAAATTACTATCGTAGAATGAGATATCCAGATACTTATAAGTGTCAGTCTTTATCTATTATAAAATTTGAAAGAAACACAGATACAAAAACGATTAAATATTCATTCCTCAATGCATTTCCAAAGCTATTAAACGCAGTTCCTGTTTCTTATGGTGGTGCTGATATTTTAAAAGTTGGTGTATCTTTTGTTTATGATAGATATGTTGTAGATAGAACTGAAACTTTTTCCTCAGGTGAGCAAAAAAATTCACAACTTCGTCAAGGTGAAGGTACTAAACAGGAACCACTTCCTTTTATATATGAACAAGGTCGTATTATCTGATATAAATATCAATAATTAATATTATTGCAAATTATTATGCCATTACCTAAGATTAATACCCCAACCTATGAGTTGACAGTGCCTTCAACGGGAAAAAAAATCAAATACAGACCTTTTCTTGTAAGAGAAGAAAAGATTTTAATTATGGCAATGGAAACTGAAAATATGAAGGATATTACAAATTCTATCGTTCAAATTCTTTCAGATTGTATTCTTACTGAGAATGTCAAGGTAGAATCTCTTGCAACTTTTGATATTGAATATTTGTTCCTAAATGTCAGAGCAAGGTCTGTTGGAGAAACTGTTGATGTAAATGTTACCTGCCCTGATGATAATGAAACACAGGTTGAAATGACGATTGATATTGATTCAATCAAAATTCAAAAAACTAGAGGACATAAGAATATTATCAAACTGGATGATAATCTTTCTATGAAACTTCGTTATCCTTCAATAGATCAGTTTGTTGAGAGCAATTTTGAAACTGCGGAGGTTCTAAGTAATGTTGGACAATCACTCTCAATGATTACATCGTGTATTGATATGATCTATAATGAGGAAGAAACTTGGGAAGCAGCAGATTTTTCTAAGAAAGAACTTGATGAATTTATTGAGCAAATGAACACAAAACAGTTCAAACAAATTGAGAAGTTCTTCACCACAATGCCAAAACTCTCTCATACGATTGCAGTAAAGAATCCAAATACTGGCGTTGAATCTGAAGTTGTTCTTGAGGGATTAGCAGCTTTTTTCAGTTGAGTATGGCTCACACAACTCTTGAGTCATACTATAAAATTAATTTTGCATTACTACAGCATCATAAATATTCATTGACGGAGTTAGAAAATATGATTCCATGGGAAAGAGAAATATATATTTCATTACTTCAACAATATATTGAAGAAGAAAATCTAAAAGCGCAGCAACAAAGTGGAATCTAATTTAAATTTACCATCTAGTAATAGATTAAAATTAAATAACACTAAAATAAAATCTACATCTTTTATTAAAAAAGGTGATCTTAGTATTAAATCTCCATTAAAAGATATCCATAAAACCATGGGCAAAATTTTTGCTCATATTAGAAAATTATTTACTCGAATTGGTTTTATAGAAAAAAAACTTTTTGATATAGAAAAAAGTTTAGTATTTCAATCTAAAGTAAATGGAAAAATAAATGAAAGATTTATAAAAACGGAAAAAGTAAATGGAAAAATAAATGAAAGACTTATAAAAACGGAAAAAGTAATTGAGAAAATTGAAAAAACTTTAATTGGAAAAATAAATGAAAGACTTATAAAAACGGAAAAAGTAAATGAAAAAATAAATGAAAGACTTATAAAAACGGAAAAAGTAAATGAAAAAATAAATGAAAGATTTATAAAAACGGAAAAAGTAATTAAGAAAATTCAAAAAACTTTAATTGGAAAAATAAATGAAAGATTTATAAAAACGGAAAAAGTAATTAAGAAAATTGAAAAAACTTTAATTGGAAAAATAAATGAAAGACTTATAAAAACGGAAAAAGTAATTGAGAAAATTGAAAAAACTTTAATTGGAAAAATAAATGAAAGACTTACAAAAACGGAAAAAGTAAATGAGAAAATTGAAAAAACTTTAATTGGAAAAATAAATGAAAGACTTATAAAAACGGAAAAAGTAATTGAGAAAATTGAAAAAAAGAACGAGAAAAATAAATCTTTTGGTCAAGGTGAAGGTAAAAGTGATATAGAAAAATCTTTAAAAGAAACTAATCAAATTCTTGTTCTAATTCAGAAAGAACTGATGAGATCTTCTGCACTTAGATCAAGAGAAGAAAAGGCAAAATCTGATAGAGCAAAGAGAAGTTCTTCTAGAGCAAAACTTGGCATAGAAGAAAGTCAGTTAGAAAAATCTTCCAAAAACATAAAAAGTTCTGTAGGTGAAAAAGCAGAGGAAACTGTGGCACCTGTAAAAGGTATGTTTGGTCGTATTATGGATTTTGTGCAAACTCTTGCTTTGGGTATTGCAGGTAATGCCATATTTGGATGGTTGAAGAATCCAGAAAATATGGAAAAAGTGAAGGGATGGTTTAGTTGGATTAAAGAAAATTGGGGATGGGCAGTTGCTGCAATTGGTGCTATTGCACTGGCGCCTTTAGTTGGAGTCATTACTACAATAATCGGCACATTATCATTGCTAGCACCAGTTCTTATTCCAATTGCTCCACTATTATTAAAAGCATTGGCTATTGTTGGTGGTATAGTTCTTGCATATAAAGGATTAGAAGCAGGATTTAATGCTGTAAGAAATGCTACCACAGGTGGATCCGAATATAGTGAAGCACATGATGTGCTTGATCAAAAATTAAGAGATGCCGGACTTGATCTAGACGGCAAAAAGAGAGAGGGTGGATTCCTTGGAATAGGAAGAAAAGAAGTTGAAATGACTGATGCTGAGAAAAAACTTGCATCAGATGTTTTGGCAAAGAGAGAACAACTTAATAGTATGAGAGATGATATGAGGAGCGAGATTAGAAAAAAGCACTCAGACATGGATAAAAATTCCGGGTTGAGTGGATTTTCTTCTCAAGATGAGGTTAATAAGTTTAATGAAAATAAGTCTGCAGCAGAAAAAGAAATTAGAGCAAAATATGCAGAAAAAATAACTCAGATTGTTCCATTAAATATTGAAGCAAGAGAAAAGGGTGGTCCTGTTGCCGCAGGAAAACCATATCTTGTGGGTGAAGGGGGACCAGAACTGTTCTCTCCAAATATTAATGGATCTATCGTTAATAATATGAGGACGGAAAAAATATATCAAATGATTTCTTCTGGTAGAAGAGGTCGTGGTGGTATTAATATGATTAATTTTCCTCCAATTACAAATCAGTTACCACCACCACCATTACCAAACATGAGTGGTGGTGGAGAAGAAACTGAAGTTCCTGATATTTCCAGTACAAATATGGCAGATCCATATCGTCAATTGAGCCCAATGTTATATGGAATAACGGTGTAATATTATGGCAGTACAGATATTAGCAGGATTAGCAAGAGTAGGAGCAACTGTAGGTAGGTCTGCGGCAACTGGAGCAAGAGCAGCTGCTAGAGCATCTGCCAGAAGTGCAAAAAAACTTGCTGTAAGAAAGGCAAAATCTGCCACAAAGAATAAGATTAAAAAAAAGGTAAAGGAAAAGGTAAAGGGTAAATTGTCTAAGGAATCTGGACTGATTTCTTCAGAAGGTAATCAGCAAGAGAAAAAATTAGAATATAGTTCGATGAGTGGAGGGGGATTAGGATTAACTCCAACTCTCACAGGAACTACAAATAAAATAAAAATTAAATCTGCACCAAATTCAAAATCTGAGGTTGAAAAACTAAAGATAAACGTAACTAATATTCATAGGTTTTTGGTTAAATCAAATAAACAATATGATAAGCAACAAAAAAATACAAGAAGAAATGAAAGGTCTCAACAAAGTGAAGCAAATTTACAAAGAGCAGAAAAAAGATTAGGAACAAAATCTCCAGAAGATTCTAAACCCAATTTTAAAAATATAAAAAATCCTTTTGCTGGTAGTGTATTTGATAGGATAATAAAATTTGCTCAAACGATATTACTTGGAATTGCTGTTAATGCATTACCAAAAATCATAGAAAAAGTTAAGGAAGTAATTGATAGCATTGTTAATTTTCTTACACCAATTCAAAGTGGATTTAATGTTATTATGTCTTTCTTTAGTGATGACATAAATCAAGGTCAACTTGATGTTGACAAGAAAAGATTTGATGATGGTATCCAGAATATCCAAGGAAAAGGTGGTCTACTTGATAAGATAAAAGAAAAATTAGGTCCATTTGGTGGAGCAATCGATTTACTCAAAGGTGCTATCGATAAATTTAGAGATATTCTAGGACTTAAAAAAGCATCAACAAAAATGAAACTTGAGAAAAGAGATGGTAAAGAAGGATTTGTAAATACAGAAACTGGAAAATTTACTCAAAGGCAGTGGACTTCTGCGGAGAGAGAAAAATTTGAAAGTGAGGAAATCTCCTCAACTTCAGGGACTGATTATCCAGATGGATCTGTTTCCTCTGCAGGGGAAACTACTGGAAATAAAATTTCTGGTTATCCCATAACAAGTGACTATGGGTATAGAACACATCCAGTTACGGGACAAGCAGGAAAACTTCATGGTGGTATTGATATTGGAACATCGCAAGGAACACCAGTTTCTCTTACTGAGGACGGTGAAATTGTTGCTGCTGGTGAGTATGGTGGATATGGTTATATGATTGATGCGTGGTTGCCAAATTCTGGAGTTCAAATTCGTTTGGCACACTTATCAGAAATTATAAAGAATAGTGGAACTTTTAAAGCAAATGAAATGCTAGGAAAAACTGGTGGAGCGGCAGGATCTAGAGGTGCAGGAACATCAACAGGTCCACACCTCCATTTTGAGGCAGATACTCGGAAAGGATCGGGTGAATATGGTGGATCTGGTAATCCAAAGAACTACTCAAAATTATTAAGACTTGGTTCTTTTCAACCAAATAAAACTTCTGATGGTCAAGGTGGAGTTATTTCTCCTATAGCATCTACTCCTAAGGAAAAAATTGCTACTATAAACCAACCGATGGACGATGAAGCAACAACAACTATTGCCTTTCAGAGAGTAAATACTATACAATATGTTCCATATATGATGCCAATACCAGTTTCAAACAATCAAAGATCTTTTTCGTCAACACAACCACAACTTCCTGAAATATGGAGGACTTAATAAATGGCAAATACATCTGCATCATTACCTTCAATTTATGAGTTAATTGAGATTATAAAGGATGAAAAAGTTATTAGATTAGATGGAAAGACGACTACTTTTGATTATTATGAGAGTTTATTGTCTCCAAACATTACTGCTACCATGTCATTTGTTGATACAGGATCTTCTTTGAAATATAGTAGTGAATATGATTCTCAAGAAAGGATTGGTGGTGTTTATAATGCTCTTCCTCTTATGGGAGATGGTACAGAAAAGGTTAGGTTTAAAATTTCAAATTCTCTCGGAACATTAGATTTTTCTAATACTCCATTGTATGTTAATGGTGCTGTGAATCCAAATCAAGAGTCTCAAAGAGAATCTATTATATTGAGTTTAATATCAAAAACGGCAATAACAAATCAAGAAACTCATGTAAAGAAAAATTATTCTAAATTCGCGAAAATTTCACAATCGGTTAAGTCAATAACCAAAGACATATTAAAAATACCAGATAATAGAATTGATATTGAAGAGACTTCTAATAAGTATCCATTTATTGGAAATATGAAATCTCCTTTTGATATTATTATGATACTCGCTTCAAAATCAGTTCCACTAATTGGGAATCCAGGATTTTTCTTTTATGAAACTAAGGAAAAATACTATTTTAAATCAATTGATGAACTTATATCCAAAGAACCGATAAACAAAGATTTTCCATATTTTTATTCTGGTGCAAATATATCGAGTATTAATGCACCTACAAATTACAAAATACTGAGCTTTAGAGTTGATAAAAATCAGAATCTCATTAATGCTTTAAAATCGGGAGTATATTCAAGTCGTCATGTAATTTTTAATCCCAGAACATTTAAAGAAGAAGAATATACACTCACTATTGATATGAAAAAAACTTTGGGTAAAAAAAATATTTCAAAACTAGAAAATACACAATATAGCAGAATTCTTTATAGTATTAAAGATGTTGGGGCATTATCTCCAGAAGTTTCGGAAAAAAATACATCGGGAGAACCAAAAGATTGGCAAGGTCTTTCTCAGATGAGATATAATTTTTTATTTACACAAGTCGTTAAAATTCAAGTTCCTTGTAATCCAGGACTTAATGCTGGTGATGTTATACTTTGCAATTTTGAGACAATTACAATTGGTGATAAAGCACAAGGTTCCGATCCAGTTCAGAGTGGTAAATATTTAATATTAGATTTGTGTCACCACTATGATACTAAAAGATCTTTTACATCAATGACACTTGTCCGCGACACTTACGGACTATATACTAATAAAAACTAAAATGGCGCTAGGATACGCAATTGGTAATAATAAATGGTTTTTAGGTCAAGTTCCTCCTAATCAAAATCAACAAATAAAAAAAGCTTCTTGGTCTGATAGTCATGGTGATAGAGTTAAAGTTAGGATACCAGGAATGCATCCAATGTCTGGTAATGAAGATTCAACAGAAGTTGAAGATTCACTTTTACCATGGGCAATTGTAGCAAAACCAACTACTGCCGGAAATCGTAACTTTCAATCCTCTGGTATATGGGGTGGAGAATGGGTAATTGGATTTTTTCTTGATGAGGAGTGTCAAATACCAGTTATTACACAAATTTTGGGAAATAATGATAGTGAGTATGAACTTATAGATTCTATAAATGGAACGACTCTTGGAAAAAGAGTTTCTTCTTATACTGGGGGAATCGTATCTGGTCCACATCGTCTCATAGGGGCAAAGTCTCCTAAAGGTTTATTAGAAATTTCTAATAAAGAATTTAAAGATTCAAAATTTACTATTTAACAATAAATATTAAGTTAGGGATAAGGTAAAAATATAAATGTCTATTTCTTCTCAAGATAAAGAACTTTTAAAAAGATTGGCACTAGCAGAGGCAAGGGGAGAAGGTGTTGTTGGACAAGCACTTGTAATTAGATCCGTTTTAAATCGAAGAGAAGCGATAAGAAATGGTGCTAATTTTAATACTACAAGTACTGACATTTATGATATTGTTTATGCTAAAAATCAATATCAACCAACGAGAGATAGTAGAAATTCTATTGATCAACCATTCAGCAATCAGCAATTATTAATAGCAGAAGAAGCATATAGATTAGCACTTAACCCTTCAGAACTTCAATCTAAAATACAAGATGATGGATATGGTTCAATCATAGCAAGAAATTTAGTATTATCTACTGGTTTTGATTCTCTTGGTGGGCAGGGTAGACCTGACGCGATAACATATAAAAATCATGTTTTTGTAGAAAATATCAATAATTTTGGTGTTACTGGAGATTCTATATACAAATCTTCAATTGATGTGTCAACTATAAAAACATCCGAAGTAAAAGACCCCGTAACTGAAATAACAACAAATGAAGAAGAACCTATTGTTGTTCCTGACGAACCCATCTTTATTGAAAATATATATTCTAGTTTAAGAGAAGATGTAATTCTTGATAGAATTAATGAATTAAATATAGAAATAGAAGAATTAAATAAAAAAAGTTCTGATTTATGGGATGATGAAGAAAGAAAAAGATATATACAGATTAAAAGTGAATTGGATAGACTTTATGAAGCAAAATTAATAAAAGAAAATACAGAATGTAATTCTCGTCAAACTGCAAAGGGGTTTAATTTAGATAATACCCCCGATTGTGAAAAATTTGCTAAATCTGTTGCTCTTGGTGAAGCAGTACAAACTTATAATAAAGAAAGGACATTACCGAATCCGTGTGGAACATCTGAAATATCGAAAATTAATACAGCACTTAAAAAATTTTTTATAATTATAAAAGGAATTAAAAAATATACTGATTTATATGTAAATGGTTCTATTAATAAATTGCAAAATATTGTTAGTTTAATAAGACAAACATCTAAAATAATTGGTGCAGTATTAAAAACTTTAGTAACTAGATTGCGAGATTTTTTAATTGATAAGATTAGAACTGGAATTCAAGACCTTCTCGATAAGATTCTCCCCACAATCACAAAATCTATTAAAAATTCCATCATTCAGATTATAGTTGATAATTTATTTTGTAGTCTTAAAAATATTGTAAAATCTATCCCTAATTTAATTACAGACTTTCTTTTTGAGTTGGTTGGAAAAGTCATCAATGTTCCGTTTTGTGTTGCTGAACAGTTTACAAATGCGTTAATCAATAATTTAGCAGCAACAATAGATAAGACTATCGGTCCTATTTTAAATAATATAAATGATTTATTAAAAGGATTTTCTGGAATTGTTGGAAGTGTATTTGAGGCACTTGATTTTATACTTGGATTTGAGTCATTTTTATGTGCAAAACCAAACTGCCCAGAAATTAAAGCGTTTAAGGCAAGTCCTTGGGCAGGACCATCTCAAGCACAAATTGATGCGTTTAATAAGTTCTTACCTGCACCAAAATCTGATCAAGTGGTTGAGGGTGCTGTTGGGTGGATTGATGGTTTTGAGATTTTTGGTGAAAAGTTGGGAGATTCCCCATCAAGCACATTGAAATGTGATTCAAATTTATTTGAATGTGGACCACCAAGAGTTGAAATTTTTGGTGGAGGTGGTATTGGTGCAACTGGAGAAGTTGTTGTAGATAATATTGGTAGAGTAATTGGTGTTAGTTTATCTAATGGTGGAAATAATTATAGTAGACCTCCGTTTGTATCTTTTATTGACAGTTGTGAAGATACTTTTACTAGTGGATATTGTGAAATAGATGATGATGGGCACGTAATAAATATTGTGATGACATCCACTCCAGTAGTTCCATCTAGAGATGGTAGAACTGAATTTGAACTTTTATCAAATATCCCTCAGAATTCTCTTCCTGCTGAAAAAGACTATGTTGTTTGTTTAAAGGGGTTCAGAATTAAAAGTACAGGAATTGGATATACTATAAATGATAATATTAAAATTTCTCCTGATATTCCCAATCTTGAGGCAAGTGTAAAAATGACAGAATATGGGCAAATTATAGGTATTGATGTTTTAACTAATGTTTGTGGCATTCAAGAGTATCCTGAAATTTCCGTGGAAAGTTTAACAGGTAATGGTGCAATAATAGAACCGGAATTGGAATTTTTACCAATTCAAGATTTTGATCCAACTCAACCAGATGAATTAACTGAAACTCCTACAACTGCTGGAGGAACTCCTGTAATTGCTGGTGGAACTGGTGGAACTCCTGTAACTGTAGGAGGAATTGGTGGAACTCCTGTAACTGCTGGTGGAACTCCTGTAACTGTAGGAGGAATTGGTGGAACTCCTGTAACTGCTGGTGGAACTCCTGTAACTGCTGGTGGAATTCCTGTAACTGCTGGTGGAACTGGTGGAATTCCTGTAACTGCTGGTGGAACTGGTGGAACTCCTGTAACTGCTGGTGGAACTGGTGGAACTCCTGTAACTGCTGGTGGAACTGGTGGAACTCCTGTAACTGTAGGAGGAATTGGTGGAACTCCCGCGACTGCCGACACTACTGATTCTTTAATAGTAGATTTTAATTTAGATTCTATTACTTTGGCACAAATTGTAGATAATGATGTTCCAGGTCTCATTAAAACATTACGAGGAAAAAAAATCATTACAGAGAAACAAGATTTTACAAGAAAAGACGTTATTCGAATCGTAGATTGTATAAACTGACATGCCAAAAAATATAAAACCAGAACAAATTATAGCAGATCATCCAGAATACGGGACAATTTTTATGGGTCCTTCTGGAGAGGATGATAAAATTGGCGAAAAACTAGGTACAAATCTGGTTTTGTCTTTAAAAGGAGGGCATAATCAAACTTATCTGCTAAATGGCAACAAAGGTGAAATTATTCCTGGATCATCTCATGAAATTGTCGGAATTAATTTATCCCAAGGTAGAAATGATATTGAAAGTGAAATAGTTGCTAAATCAATCGTAGCAGAAACGGGAGATATTGTGATAATTGCTGAAGATGGTAATATAAAACTGAAAGCAAATAACATATATATTGAAACTGAAGGATCTGATAATGATGGTTCTATATTGATGAAGGCAAATGACCACATCACAATCAAAGCTGATGAGCAACTTAGTTTTGCTGGTGGTAAAATTTGTATGGTTTCTTCGGATAGCATTACAATGAATGCTAAGGGTCTTCTTCATCTTTTAGTTTCAGATATTAACAAAGGTTCTCCTTTAGGTGATATTTCTAAATTATTTCTTCCAGGACCAGTTGCAGATTTAATTTCAAGTATTCTTGAAACTTGTAAATAGGAGAAAAAAATGTTTGATACTTTAGATAGTGGTTCTATTGATGTTACCAGTAATGTTCTTGGTGGTGGATTGAATTTCCCAAAAGGTTTCTGGGAACCAGGATCATTGTCTGCACATAAGGGTCATTTTGGACAAGGTTCAACTGCAACTCCATTTTTTGCATCTTTAGTTTCTGGACCTTCTGCGTCTGCTGCTTATTCATTTTACTCTACAGGTTTAAACCTTTCCAACGGAACTACAATTCAACAAGGAGTTCATGAAACTATTGGGCAAAGTTTAGTTGTTGGTACTGAATTTAAAACATATGTTGTTAGTAATGAACTGGATGCAGTTTCAAATAATTTTGTTGCCGCATCTAAAAATAGTTTTACTTCAGCAAAAGAAAATAGATTTATAGCACCTTTAAATATTATTTCTGGAGTACAGACAAAAATTAATGGTTCTGTAGTGGTTGATGGTGTTGGAGATCTTGCAGTAGTAATTAATAGTAAAAAAGGTTTTGATATTCCACACCCTACAAAAGAAGGATGGCGTGTTTCACATGTTTGTGTCGAAGGTCCAACTGCAGATGTGTATTTAAGAGGAAAATTAAGAAATAGTAATTCAATTAAATTGCCCGAATATTGGAAAGGATTAGTAGATCCTGAAACAATTACAGTAAATCTTACTCCAATTGGTAAATATCAAGAATTATTTGTATATTCAATAAATAATACAGAAGAAATAATAATAAAAAACAATAGAGATTCTATTGTCAATTGTGATTATTATATTATGGGTGAAAGAATAGATACTGAAAAGAATATTCCTGAATATGAAGGTACTTGGAATGATTATCCTGGAGATAATTCTACACGATCTATTGTTGGAAAAGATTACGATTTAAGATAAAATGCCAGTATATGATCCGATAAGAATATATTATACGGATAGACCACCAACAGAAATTTCTAATGTAAGATTTGATAATCTAAAAATATTAGATACTTTAGTAGTTGATAATAAAATTGGTATCGGATCAAATATTCCACAACAAAGATTAGATGTTGCTGGAAGTATTAAAATTGATAGTCAAATATATGATTCTGCAAATTCACCTGGCGCTAATGGTGGGTATTTGAGTAGGGATGAAAATGGAATACGTTGGGTAGAATTAACGCCATCTTTTACCGAAGGAATCTATATACAAGACGACGGTGAATTTATACCAGTTGTTGGTGCTGCACAATCTTTTACTGTTATAAATTTTAAAAATGTCAATAGTTTGGGATTTGGTACAGAATCTGTAACTGCAGTACCAAATCCCAGCAATCCAACTGGTATTGCTGATATAGAATCTCGTGATTTTTGGGGATATAATAATTTTGGGCAAATATTTAGATTTTCTCCAGTTGGTATTAATACGTCTTCTCCATCTTATAATTTAGATGTAAGAGGAACATTTTATGCTGAGAATACTAATATTAATGGTACATTAGATGTCTCTGATGCCACTACACTTAATAACACATTAGATGTTCTTAATGTTACTACACTTAGTAGTACACTAGATGTTTCTGGTGCTACTACACTTGGATTTACATTAGATGTTTCTAGTGCTACTACACTTAATAATACATTAGACGTCTCTGGTGCTACTACACTTAATAACACATTAGATGTTTCTAGTGCTACTACACTTGGATTTACATTAGATGTTTCTAGTGCTACTACACTTAATAATACACTAGATGTTTCTAGTGCTACTACACTTAATAATACATTAGACGTCTCTGGTGCTACTACACTTAATAACACATTAGATGTTTCTAGTGCTACTACACTTAATAACACATTAGATGTTTCTGGTGCTACTACACTTAATAACACATTAGATGTTTCTAGTGCTACTACACTTGGATTTACATTAGATGTTTCTGGTGCTACTACACTTGGATTTACATTAGATGTTTCTGGTGCTACTACACTTAATAACACATTAGATGTTTCTGGTGCTACTACACTTAATAACACATTAGATGTTTCTGGTGCTACTACACTTAGTAGTACATTAGACGTCTCTGGTGCTACTACACTTAATAACACATTAGATGTTTCTGGTGCTACTACACTTAGTAGTACATTAGACGTCTCTGGTGCTACTACACTTAATAATACACTAAATGTTTCTGGTGCTACTACACTTAATAATACACTAAATGTTTCTGGTGCTACTACACTTAATAATACACTAAATGTTTCTGGTGCTACTACACTTAGTAGTACATTAGATGTTTTTGATACAAGTATTTTTAGAAATAAAGTAGATATTCAGGGGTCTTCTAATAATCTCCTTCAAATTAATTATACTGGATCTGGAAATGCATTTTCTGTTAACAATTACAAGTTCACTACAAAGCAAGTTAGTTTTGTACCAACACTTGGTGTTGGTGAAGTTATAGATACTTATTCTCTTTTTAATGAAGAATATGAGACTATAGAGTACACGCTAAATATTGTCAATGGTACAAATATACAAGCACAAAAAGTTCTTGTTCTTCAAAACTTTAATAATGCCTATTGTGAAGAATATGGAATTATATTCAATAATTCTCCTATAGTTTCTGTTGGAGTCTCTATTTTTAATAATACATATGAATTAAAACTGACACCAGAATCTGGAATAACAGGCATAGTAACTTGTAAATTTATTAGGGGATGTATTGAATAAATGCAGAAATATACTTTAAAAGTTAAAAGACCTCAAGATTGGCAAGAAATTCATAATCTTTTATGTCAGGAATCGCATTGTGATTGTATTCCGGATAGAATAGTATGTTGCTCTGACGATAAGGCACATAGTCCTACAAGATCTACTTATGAATTAACTGATAATGAAGTGGAAGAATTAAAAAAACATGAAAAAATAGAATGGATTGAACTTTCCCCTTCAGATAATATTGATTCATACCCAAAACCAATTCCAAATGCAACTAGATTTTCTTCTAGTGTTAAAATTTATAGAGATTTGGATTTTCATGCACCTCCTTTAACTAATCCAACTAATGCTGAATTGAATAGGATAAGTTGGGCATCAAAAAGATTGGAATTGCAGGATAATACAACTTTTTGGAGCACGACTGGCAATCCACCTACACAAATTGGAAATTTAACTTATACAAAAACAGGAGCAAATGTTGATATAGTCATTCAAGATGATGGAGTTCTTCAATATCATCCAGAATTTTTAAAATCTGATGGAACATCAAGAGTTCGTGATATTGTTTTAGATGGACCTTATTATATTGATCCATCTTATTTTGTTACTAATGGATATACAGTTACTAAACCGGATGGAAGAACAGGAATTACGGAAGCATCGGCAAAAAATTGGTGGTCAAATTCATCAAATCGTTCTCCAGGATTTTCTACAATAGGAACAGTATCGATACCATCATTATATACAGAAAGTAATGCTCTTGGTTCTTCGTTGGATGGAAGTAACACAATAAGCGATGGTCATGGGACTGCTGTTGCTGGATTATCAGCAGGAAAAAATATGGGTCTTTCTTTTGAAGCAAATATATGGAATATATCAGTAATTGTATCTTCCACTAACCTTTCTGTCGAAGCAAGTCATGATTTAATAAAAATTTGGCATCAAAATAAACCAACAAATCCATCTACTGGAGTGAAAAATCCAACAGTAGTTAATGGAAGTTGGGGATATCTAGCAGGATTTTTTACTAATAGCACTGTTCAATATAAATTTCGTGGATTAACGGGCACATTTGTTGGATCAGATTCAGTATCTAATCAAATTACGGCAATGAAAGAGGGATTAGTTAATCAAATAAATGGGGCATACAAGTCTTGGTCCACTTCATCAAGAAGCAATTCTACAGAAACAGCAGGAAATGAATTATTAGATTCTGGAGTTATATTTGTTGCTTCTGCTGGCAATTGTAATCAAAGACTTGGCATTGGTGCCGGAGATCCTGATAAACTAAATTATATGAGTGATTCTTTTTTTGGTACTACAGATCCAAGACCAGAATTTCCATCCGGCACAGTGCCATGTAATCATCGTGATTGGTTACATCCTCAAGGCATTGGATATGATTCAATAAATGATTTTCATCCTGTAATATGTGTTGGTGCGATGGATGAGTATATTGAATCTAATTCTAAAGAAAGGAAGGCGTCCTATTCAAGTAATGGTTCGGGGATTGATATATGGTCTCCTGCTGATGAAACATTGGCACCAGGAAAAAATGGATCACCTACTTATGCCACATATCAAAGAGTTGATGACAATAGATTTTATGATTCTAGGTTTGGTGGAACAAGTGCTGCCGCGCCAGTAATATCAGGATTAATTGCTCTTTATATGGAAGAAAATCCAACAGCAACATCAGCACAAGTTAAAAGTTGGTTGAGTGTGACAGGATCTACTTTACTTACAGCAAATGAATACTTAGATCCTATTTCAGACGATACAACTACATCTTATTGGACTGGTCTCTACAATATGAGAGGAGCACCAAAAAAAATTGCATATAATCCATATACTGACGGATCAACACCAGCTAATTTTCAAGCTTATCCAAATAAGACATATGTTTATGAGGGTGATGATATAATTATCACAGTAAATACAAATTCTTCTAATGATGGTACATATTATTATTCTATAGAAGCAGAACCATCTTCAAATATTCAACCTGGGGATTTTAATATAGGTTCACTGAGTGGTTCTTTTTCAATTATAAATGGTATTGGTACTGTACAATTAACTCTTTCAGATGATTCTCTTCAAGAAAGTAATGAAATTTTTAGATTTAGAATAAGAGAAACTAGTATAACTGGAAATATTATCGCAACCACTGAATATATTACTGCTTCTGATCAACCATCTGCTTCAACTGAACTTAGTCAATATCAAGTACCATTAAGAATTTATTTAAAATTCTAAATAAATAATCAAAAAGGATAATGGCAAATAAGGGATTTGGTGCAAAAGAAATAAATTTAATTGGAATTGGAACACCAACAATAGAATCCCCAACAGATTTGGATGTAGATGTATCTGGAAGCGTAAATTTAAGCAATGCTCTAGATGTTGATGGTAGAGTAGATGTACATAATGATTTATATGTCGATCAAAAAGTTGATGCCTTAGAGTATTTTGGTGATGGAGTAAATTTAACGGGTATTGTAACTCAAATCACTGCTGGCATTGGAATTAGAGTTCAAGGCACAGAAGATCCTGGAAAGGGAGTTGTAAATATTGATTCATATTTTCCAATTGGAAAAACAATTTTTGTCACGCAAAACGGAAATGATAATAATAGTGGATTGACTGAGAATGATTCTAAAAGAACGATTAAAGCAGCATCATATATTTCTTTTCCAGGAGATACGATAAAAGTATATCCTGGCGTTTATCTTGAAGATAATCCCATTACATTACCAACGAGAGTTTCTGTTGAAGGTACAGAACTTAGAAATTGTATTGTTACACCAAAAAATCTAGATAGAGATTTATTTTATGTTAATAATAGTTGTCATGTAACTGATTTGAGTTTTATTGGTGGAAACATGACTAATGGAGCAGCAATTATTGCCCTTCAACCTTTGCTTGGTGTATCAACAGACAGATATTTTGATGCCTCAAGAATGATTCGTTATAATCTTGATTACATTGCAAAAGAATCTGTAGGGTTTCTGACAAGTGGTTTTAGTGGATTTGCTGGTAATCATAGAGAGCAAGATGCTGCAAAATTAATTGATTTAAATATTGATTACATTGCATCAGAAACAGTTGGATTTTTAACTACTGGATATGTTGGGAGTAATGGACAACCATTTATTGTTACCAATTCTTTAGGTGTTTCCACAGATCCATCTAATTGTGAAGATGATATTAAAGATATTTTGCGTTCTTTATCTTATGATTTGAAATCTGGAAGTAATAAAAAAGTTATTGGTGCGGGATTATCTTATTATGATAATGGAGTTCTGCAACATGTCACTGGAAATGATTCGAACGGAAATAGTATTAAACAAGCAACAATTGATGCGATTCAACATTCTGTTGGGATAGTAACGTATGTTGTTGATAACCAATCATACCCTACTTCATATACTTCATTATCACAAGATACCACTAGTTATATTCCAATCTCAGTTGTTGGTGGATGTTCTGACACAATTACGACAATTGAAAATTTATCTGGAATCGTTACTAGTATTCTTGATGATATTAATAATCTCTCTGGTATTACAACAATATATGGAGTTACATTGGAGAGTGATGATTGTGCAGATGACTTAAAGGATATATGGAAATGTATTAATCATGATATTACAAGAGGTGGAAATTTTAAGTGTGTTGGTGCAGGAAAATCATATTATGATGAAAATTGGAATTTAATACCCGAAATATTAAAAAATCCAGGAGAAGTTGAACAAACCATTGCAACTCTTGATTATTCGTTTGATATTGTTAGAGCAGTCATTAATAATGTTTCTTGGGGAGGATTTTCTGTAGGTATTGGCACAACAGTAATTAATGCTGATTATGATTATCTTACAGGAATTGCGACAATTACTGCAAATAATCATGGTCTCAGTATAAATGACCCAGTAAAAATTTTAGATTTGGAATTCAGTTGTCCAGATAGTCCACCAAACTTGATATATCCATCCGGAAATCTTGGATATATTTTTAACGTAAATAATGTTATTGATGGAAATACATTTGAAGTTGTTGTTGGTCAGTCAACTATTCCTCATACTTATCAAGGAGGTGGAACAGTACAAAAATATACAAATTTTCAAAATGATATTGGACAACTAAAAGATGTTGCTATGCAACCTGACTATAAGACTGGTTTTAATAACGCAATTAATGGTTGTAGTGACGTAGTGTCAACTATTGAAAATTGTGTCGGAGTTGTTACAACAATTGTTGGACTTGGATATAGTTCTGGAATTGCGACTAGTTATCCTGGAAATATGGGAACTGGATTTTCTAATATTGTTGGAGTAACTTCTGCGGTTTATAATAATATTAATGGAATTGTAAATATAAGAGCACCTGGATTGAATGTTAAAGAAGGTGATATTATAGAAATGAGGGATTTACTTTTTGAGTGTTCTTCTGGTGGTTTTATATCGACACAGGCATTTCCATCCGGTAAATATGGATATAATTTTTCAGTTACAAAAAAACAATATGATGGATCATTTGATGTAAGTGTTGGTGTATCTACTTTACCTCATACATATGTTTCTGGTGGATTTATAGTAAATCGTGAAGTGGAAATTACAGGTGCTTTATATGATCATAATACTGGTATTACAACAATTACAGCACCAACAGCGATGGTTAAGATTGGTGATGTTATTTCATTGAGAAATTTAGAATTTTCTTGTTCTAGTGGTGCGGGAACAACAACAATTTATCCAACAGGAAATAATGGATATGATTTTAGAGTGTTGGATGTTATTGGGATGGGACAAACATTTGTTGTAAATACTGGAAGGACAACTATACCGCATACCTACGAAGGAGGTGGTGTAGTATTTCCAACATATTCTCCTGGCGTTGGTCCAATTACACAAGGTCCTTATATAAGAAATTGTACAAATTTTGTTCCTGGAAGTGTAGGAATGAGAGTTGATGGATTTGAAGCAGAACCTGGAGATAAAGATGATATTGGTGTTACTGGTACAATGAGTGTTGACTCATATACACAATATAATCAAGGTGGCATTGGAGTTTCTATTACTAATGGTGCTTATTCACAATTAGTTTCTATTTTTACTATTTGTGATGACATTGCAATTTTTACTGGATCTGGTGGACAATGTGACTTGACAAACTCAAACTCTTCATTTGGAAGAGTTGGTCTTTTAGCTGATGGTGTTGGTGATTCTAATACGAAATCATTGTATCGATATACAGCAGTTTGTGGTGAAGAAGCAGAAATAGAACAAGATACTATTGTTATTGCTCAAAATGGACCATACCGCCCTTATGATGGACAGGCACTTTACTTTGGAGAATTGTATTATAATATTCAAAGTATTACCGTAACTGATGGGGGGAGTGGATATACTCAACCTCCTAGTGTTTTTATATCTTCTCCAACAGGTCCAACTGGAATTAATGCAGAAGCAATTGCCACTATTGATGAAAATGGGAAAGTTGTTTCTGTTGATATGGTAAGTGTTGGAAGTCAATATCAATATTCAGAACCACCTACGATTCAATTTGTTGGTGGTAATGGAATTGGTGCTTCTGCTATTCCAGTTTTAGAACCTATATATTATACTATTGAAAGTGCTACTGCTCCATCTTCTGGAATCTCTACAGTAATTTTACAACAAAATTTGAATAGTACAGTAAGTATTGGAACCACAGTTTATTTTAGTCGATTAAGTTTGCAGATTACGTCTTCACATTCTTTTGAATGGGTTGGATCTGGAAATGATATTAATCTTGCAAAGCCTGCTCTTGGTGGGGTTGTACAAACAGATAACGAAGTCATTAAGAAAAATGGTGGACAGGTAATTTATACAAGCACTGATCAAGCAGGTAATTTCAAAATTGGGGATGATATTACAATTAATCAACTCACTGGAACTATTTCTGGTAGGGCATTTAGTCAAAGTTTGTTAAATACAGTAACACCCCTTATAATTGCTTTAAGTAAATAAAATGGCAGCAGTAGCTTTAAATAAATTTAGAACAATAAGAAAAAATATTACTACTAATATGGATACGGTTTACACTTGTCCTATTGGAGTCGCATCTATTGTAACTTTATTCCAAGTTACAAATGTTTCGACTGGCACTCATAGTGTAACAGCAGTACATTCTAGAAGCACAGAAGTTCAAGCAGATTATAAATTTGCGAATGCTATCAATATACCGCAGAATGATGGAATCAATCTTATACCAGATGGAAAATTGGCTTTGGAAACAAATGATTTCATTAAAATTCAAGCAAGTGATAATGGAAGATTGGAATTAATATTAAGTGTGTTAGAAACAGCAAAACAATAAAAAATTATGTCAAATAAGTACACTACTGGAAGAGTTGAAAGACTACCTCAATCTGGTATTACCTCAGATAGATATGAATTTCTTGGTTTAGAACAAGCTGAACCAGATTTGGGTGATCCTAATGTTGGTGTATCTTCTGTAGGAACAAATCCTTTCATAAGGGGAAATACTGTTCCTGTTCAACATTATGTGTTGATTGCTGCTGATGGATATGAAGGTGAAAGATTTTGGGTTCCTTCTTTAGATATTGCAACTCAGGGAATACAAGGAATACAAGGAACACAAGGTAATCAAGGTAATCAAGGTGTTCAGGGTTTACAGGGAAGAGTTGGTGATACCATTATCGTTATTGGAAATGTTGCAGATGTAAATGCGACTGGAGATCCCCAAACTCTTTTAAGTACTTCTTTTCCTAGTGCTTCTCCTGGAAATGCTGTTATTGATGATACTACTAATAATTTTTGGATATATCAAGGATCTGGGAATTGGATTAATATTGGAAATATAACAATCCAAGGTATACAAGGAAATCAGGGATTACAAGGATCGGGTACACAAGGTCTCCAAGGTCTCCAAGGAAACCAAGGTAATCAAGGACTTCAAGGAAACCAAGGTAACCAAGGTAATCAAGGACTTCAAGGAAACCAAGGTAATCAAGGACTTCAAGGAAATCAAGGTAACCAAGGAATCCAAGGAAACCAAGGTAACCAAGGTCTCCAAGGAAACCAAGGTAATCAGGGTCTCCAAGGTAACCAAGGTAATCAAGGACTTCAAGGAAACCAGGGATTACAAGGACTTCAAGGAAACCAGGGAATAATAGGTACTTCTATTATCATTATTGGAAGTGTTAACGATGTAAATGGGACGGGAAATCCTCAAACTCTTTTAAGTACTTCTTTTCCCAGTGCTTCTCCTGGAAATGGTGTTATTGATGATGCAACCAAAGATCTCTGGGTGTTACAGGAAAATGGGGTATGGATTAATATTGGTGATATAACAATCCAAGGTACACAAGGCAACCAAGGTAATCAAGGACTTCAAGGAAACCAGGGATTACAAGGTCTCCAAGGAAATCAAGGTAACCAAGGTTTACAAGGTAATCAAGGTAATCAAGGTTTACAAGGCAATCAAGGAAACCAGGGATTAAGCAATCAGGGTAACCAGGGTAACCAAGGAAATCAAGGTAACCAGGGTCTCCAAGGTAATCAAGGAAACCAGGGATTACAAGGTAATCAAGGTAATCAAGGTAATCAAGGACTCCAAGGAAACCAGGGATTACAAGGTCTCCAAGGAAATCAAGGTAATCAGGGTCTCCAAGGTAATCAGGGAATTTCTGGTCAAAATGGTGGACAAGGCACTCAAGGTACTCAAGGAAATCAAGGATTACAAGGTAACCAAGGAAATCAAGGATTACAAGGTAACCAAGGAAATCAGGGTCTTCAAGGTACTCAAGGATTACAAGGTAACCAAGGAAATCAGGGTCTTCAAGGTACTCAAGGAAATCAAGGTCTTCAAGGTACTCAAGGATTACAAGGTCTCCAAGGTAATCAGGGAATTTCTGGTCAAAATGGTGGGCAAGGCACTCAAGGTACTCAAGGAAATCAAGGATTACAAGGTAACCAAGGAAATCAAGGATTACAAGGTAACCAAGGAAATCAGGGTCTTCAAGGCAACCAAGGTCTTCAAGGTAACCAGGGTAATCAGGGATTACAAGGCAACCAAGGCAACCAAGGTCTCCAAGGAAATCAAGGTAATCAGGGTCTCCAAGGTAATCAGGGAATTTCTGGTCAAAATGCTGGACAAGGCACTCAAGGTACTCAAGGAAATCAAGGATTACAAGGTAATCAGGGAATTTCTGGTCAAAATGGTGGGCAAGGTACTCAAGGTACTCAAGGAAATCAAGGATTACAAGGTCTCCAAGGTAATCAGGGAATTTCTGGTCAAAATGGTGGGCAAGGCACTCAAGGTACTCAAGGAAATCAAGGATTACAAGGTCTCCAAGGTAATCAGGGAATTTCTGGTCAAAATGGTGGGCAAGGCACTCAAGGCACTCAAGGTACTCAAGGAAATCAAGGATTACAAGGTAATCAGGGAATTTCTGGTCAAAATGGTGGGCAAGGCACTCAAGGTACTCAAGGAAATCAAGGATTACAAGGTCTCCAAGGTAATCTGGGTGTTCAAGGTTTACAGGGAATTGCGGGTTCTTCAAATTCAAATTCGGACAAAGTTTCAACAGGAACTACAACTGGAACTTCTAATTATTATCTGACTTTTGTTGATAGTAATAATACTTCAAGAGGTTATGAGGATTTATATACTGATGGTGGTATTGCTTATAATCCAAATACTAATCGTTTAGGTATCGGGACTGATAATCCAGAGTTTCCAGTACATATAGTTGGATATGGAAATACGAATGGTATTCTGGTAGGTGACACGCATTTTTATGCCTTCTCAGATTCTGATATTGATACCAAAGGCAGTCCAACCTTTAAGAATACACTTACAAATGCAGACACAATATTAAGAGTTATTCCTAACGGAACCGGAAAAAGTCAATTTGAATTTTTTGCCAATGATTATGATAATAATGTTACATCTTGGAAAAATTTAAGAATAGTTTCCACCCCCCAACAATCAAATTCACACATTAGAATTGATACTTCTTCTTCTACTGGTGTTGATGCTCTTCCACTATCAATTGAAACACAAGTAGCACCTGGTTCCGAAACTAGATCAAATGCTAATCAACTATTTTTAAACACTGATGGAAATATTGGCATAGGGACTAGTGCTCCACAAGGCAAATTAGACATTGATGGTAATGTAATTCCTACCATCACCAATTCTTACGATTTGGGTTCTAGTTCTCGTAGATGGGATAATATTTATGTAAACAATATTAATGGAGCAACTATAACAGGATCTATTGATAATGCTAATAAAGTTTCAACAGGAACTACAACTGGAATTGGTACTTATTATCTGACTTTTGTTGATATTAATAATACTTCAAGAGATTATGAGGATTTATATACTGATGGTGGTATTGCTTATAATCCTTCTAGCAATGAATTGAAACTTTCAGGTGGAAGATTGATTATTCCATCTACACCTGGAACTATTGCTGGAAATACTTTTACTAATGGTTGGTTACAAATCGGTAATTCTACTCTTGGAATTACTATGGATAGTAATGAACTTTATTTTGCTGGTGCAGGTATTATAGGTGCTTTATCTGGAGGATCAATAACGTTCACATACGGACCAAGATTTAATGCAGGAATTCGTGATGCTGGAAATTCTTTAGGATCTTCTGGTCAAGTATTATCTTCTACTAGTACTGGTGTTGATTGGGTAAATCCTGGAAGTTTATCCTCAGGAAGTGCAGATAATCTTGCAGGAGGGGCAGCAGGAAGTCTTCCTTATCAATCAGCAGCAGATACAACAGCATTTTTATTAGAACCAAATGCTAATAACAGGGTTCTTACATATAATAATACTACAAATGCTCCTGAATGGACTGAATTGTCTACAGTAACTGGTGCTATCGATAATGCTAATAAAGTTTCAACAGGAACTACAACTGGAACTTCTAATTATTATCTGACTTTTGTTGATAGTAATAATACTTCAAGAGGTTATGAGGATTTATATACTGATGGTGGTATTGCTTATGATACAAATACTGATAGATTAATACTACCCAGTACCACTACTCAAGGAGCATTGCGGTTATCTGGTACAAGCGGAGCCATTGTTATTGATGATCTAGGACAAAAGAGAATATCTTGGAATGATGGTTCTGGAAACTTTAATATTAGAGGTGGACATTCTTTTTCTTCAAGTTCTGATAGGTATGTTGATACTGGTGATGGAGCAGCAGCAATAATTCTAAATAGTGATAATACGAATGGTACTATTGATTTAAAAGTTGCACCAACTGGTAGTGCTGGTAATGTAGTTAATTTTAGTGCTGGTGTTAAATTACAAGGAACCGAATTTATTCCAACAATAGCTAGTTCAGGAAATGTAAATCTTGGAAGTCCTAGTAATAGATGGGGCACTATCTATGTAGATAGTATTAATGGTGGAAATGTAAATGTTCCCACATCAGATAATGCTAATAAAGTTTCAATAGCAAACACGAGTTCTCCAACTGGAACTGTATTTTATCCCACATTTGCTTCTGGCACTGGATCTCAATCTTTATATATTGATAGTGGATTTACTTTTAGTATAAATCAGGGTCTTACCATTGGTGATAGTACTTTTAGTTTAGGTAGTAATGTCGGAGACACGGTACAACTTTTAAATTTAATTGGTGATAATACCAATAATTCATATTTAAAAGTAATTGAAGAAAGAGATACTAGTGGAAATACTTGGACTACTGCTTTTACGAGAATTCAAAAGGTTGTTGATTCCACGGAGATGGGATATATCCAGTTTAATGGTTCTGATAATAACTATGGATTGGAATTCGGAACATTGAGTGATGAAAAGTTTGCGATGTTCAAAAGAAATTCTAGTGTAGAATTATATTATGATAATGTAAAGAAATTTGAAACTACTTCAGATGGTGCTTTGGTAACAGGAGATTTTTCTGCTGGTGCTTACTTAGGAAATCCATATGATGCAGTTCCGACATATAGTAATTCTGATTACGATACAATTTATTGGAATACTGTTGAATCAGCAATTCAATTGCAATCTGATATAGATGATAATATTGGAATGGCATTTCCCGCATATCGTTGCAATACTAATCCTGGTGAAATATTTAGAATCAGTGTTCAGATTCGTGCAAGTGTTACCACTACTGGTGGTGTTTATATTAGGGTTTATGAATATGATTCGGAACTTTCTAATGGAAAAACGCATGTATCAAATAGTGCAACCAATCCTGTAGTAGAAGAAGACACACGAAATGGGGTAAAACGTGTTATAGGAACTAATACTACATTCTCTTACGAAAACCAAAGCGGAAATATTAATTGGCAAACTATAACATTTGATCATGTACCAAACTCTAGTGCTGTATGGGCATCTGTTGTTGTTTTAAACTGGGGTGGACTTGGAAACAATGCTCTCTACATAAGGGATTATAAGAGAGAATCTGTTTTAAGTAATGGTAGTGTGGGAAATCTTTCAGGAGGAGCAGCAGGAAGTCTTCCTTATCAATCAGCAGCAGATACAACAGCATTTTTATCAGAACCAAATGCTAATAACAGGGTTCTTACATATAATAATACTACAAATGCTCCTCAATGGACTGAATTGTCTGGAGTAAATGTTGGTAATGCAGACACTCTTGATAATCTTGATAGTTCTCAATTCTTAAGATCTGATGCTGCTGATACCGCGACTCAATTTGTCTCCTTTGATGGCGGTATGAATTCCTATAAGCCAAGTAATAGTTGGACTTCTCAGTATTATGGTATTAGTGGCCTCGGAGCTTTTTATACCAGCGGAGCTTTTTATACAACAATTGTCTCCAATGGATATAGAAATAGTAGCAATCAGTGGACTTCGCTAAATGCTGGTGGAAATACTGGCGCTTCTGAAATTGATTTATCTCCAGATGGAAATATCTATTTTTACAGTGACTCGTCAAAATCTAATGGGAGTTCCTTGCGTCCAACTTTAAGGATGTCGCTGTCTCCGACAGGAGTTCTTGTAACGGAAGGCACAGAAGCTTATATTAATACCTCAAGTAAAGTCTGGCACGCAGGTAATGATGGTTCTGGGTCAGGTTTAGATGCTGATACTCTTGATGGTGTTCAAGGTTCAAACTTCTTAAGATCTAATACTGATGATATATTCTCTGGAGATCTGACCTCTTCTGGATCTGCAAGAATTATCATGAAGAAGACGGATAACAATGTTGCTGATCACATTCAGTTCTGGAATGGAACTGGAACACGGATGGGTGAAATTGGAACTCAAGATACTACGTGGTTAAGAATCAACCAGGTAACCAATAAGAACATTTACACACCACGTTACATTCGTGCTGATGCTGGTTTCTTTGTTGATGGTACAACTAAGGGTATTGATGGTTCTGGTAACTTCATTGGTGGCACAATTGCTGGTGCATCTGACTATGGAACCTTATTAAGATCTGATGCCTCTGATCAATATAATGGACAGACAGCTGGAAGAGTACTTACATTTAGATGTGTAGATGGTAGAAATGCAGCAAATTCGACAGGGGGTTTGTTCCCATTACAAGTTTATCAGAATTCTAATGTCACTAATTCCGATGCGGCAATGACCTTCCATATTGCTGGAAGACATGCTACTTACTTTGGATTAGACCGAGAAACAAACGATCTATTTGTAGGTGGTTGGAGTAAGGGTGCTGCCAAATATAAAATTTGGCACGCAGGTAATGATGGTTCTGGGTCTGGTCTTGATGCTGATTTACTTGATGGGATTAATAGTGGTGGTTTCTTAAGGTCTAATGCAGCAGACTCTTGGAGTGGAACACTTTCTTGGGGACCAAATAATACACATGGTCTTTCATTCCAAAATAGTTCTTATACTGGAAACTATCTTTATATTGGGGGATGGACTTCAGCAAATACTAATGGTATTTCTAGAATTAGGAATTCAAATGCAAATTTACATCTAGATAGTGGTGCTAATGGAAACCTTTATTTAAATCAATACTCAACTGGAACTGTTTATGCAAGAGGCAGTGTAGTTTGGCACGCAGGTAATGATGGTGCTGGTAGTGGTCTTGATGCTGATAGACTTCATGGTCTTCTACCAAACTTTGCAGTTGTTGGAAATACAGTTGCATTAAGAACTAATGTAGGTGATATTTACCAAAGATTTAGTCATGCCCTAGGTTATGCGAGCAGAGCAGGCACGAATGCTAGTGGATTTAATAATATTTTTAATATCCATTGGGCCAATAATAATACTGCAAATTTGTGGATTGACAATAGTAATATTGGTCCTATTCAACAGTCTTCCGATTACAGGATAAAACGTAATGTGGAAACTATAACTGAATCTGCAATCGACCGTGTGAAAAAATTAAGACCAATAAAATATCAATTTAAAGATTATGGTATCTATAAATCTACTGATGAAATACATGAAGGATTTATTGCACATGAATTGGCTGAAGTGATTCCAAGTGCTGTTAATGGTGAAAAGGACGATCCCGATACAATTCAGTCATTAAAATTTGGTGCAATAATTGCAGTTCTTACAAAGGCCATTCAGGAGCAGCAAGAAACTATAGAGAATATGCAAAAAACTATTGATGATTTGAACACTAGAATTAATTAGAACAAATATTTTAAATAAAATCGCATTAGAGAATCAATAATCATGAAAAAAAACGAGAATATATAAATAAGTTACCAAAAAGGTTTTTTAAAAAATATCCATGATTACTACTCACAACATATCTGATTTTGACCAATCTGATAATACTGCCCAAGTAACATTTTTTAATGAACAAGGATACATTTTTAAGAAGAGTATCAATATACCTCACACTGAAGATGGTAGAGTAAATGTGGAGGAATTTAATGAGATAATTATTGGACAGATTAGAGGTTGTAATTATAAAGAGAAACTTGGATTAATTAAGTTTACAGATCCTAATAATAATGATGTGGATTCTCTGAATCCCCCTACCTTATAGATTCTAGTACTAATTTTTAAATAGTGTAAAAATTAATATAAAATGGCAAATCAAAATCAAAATTCAGCAAATCAGATTCAGTTCTACTATTATAATGAATTAAATTTTATTGAAAACAATTATGGTAAGGATACCAGTAAATATCCATTACCAGAAACTGTAAAAAAATCTAAAATTGTTGAAAATGGTGATGGAACATGGGGAAAAATAGATTTTGTTGAAAATAAACCACATTCTACACCCAATGAAATTACAAATAAAAAAATACAAGAAAGAAATAGTGTAATTAGTAACTATGAAAATTTAGTTATACCTTTTGATAGTGAATTTTATGATTATAATCAACAAATAAATGAAAAAAAGCAATTAATTTTGGAATATATGGAGAATGCCATATCATTGGGTTGTACTTATAGTCCTCCTTCTCCTATTGGTTTAGGATTAACACCAGGAGCAGATGATATTGGTGGTGTTTCTGTTGGTATTGGTTCAACTGTTTTTAAAGATAGAGCAATCGTAAAAAGATATCCTAATATAGATAATTATAATTCAGAAAATCCTTTTGACCCAGATTCGGATGAAAACATTTCTCCTTCAAACTTTGGCAAAGGATATAAAAATTATTCCGAAAATAATTCTGGTGAAATATTAACAGAAGTATATAAGTACATACCTTCAGATCCGAATGCTCATATTCCCCCACCACTTGCACCAGATGGTTTTCAGAACACTTGTGTTTCATTTTCAAGTAGTATTACTCAACTTGCACAAGAAATTTCTGAATTGAGAGCATTAAGAGATCAAAATCTTGTAAGAATTAATAAATTAAAAGAGGATAAAAATGGTGAAGAAGTTAGAAGATGGGGTTCTAATCAATCTTCTGCACCAATCGAAAGTAGAAAAAATACATTAGCAGCAAACATTTCAAATGTATCTAATTACTCTGATGAAATAATTTTAGAATCTTTACTTTTCTGGATTGATGCATCTAAAGAGTATTCAGTAGATTATTCTGTTTATAATCAATATGGTGTTAAAGAAATAAATTCTGTACAAAACATTGGTGATGGGTCAAAAATATTAAAAACTCCTACCAATCCATTTTATAACAATGAATTATCATTTGTTTTCAATCAATATCAAGAATATCCAGAATACTCAAATCAAAATATAAAATCTGAGGATAATTATATTGGAAGTGAAATATCTATTGGAGATTCTTCTTCTTATACTTTAGAAATTTGGTTTAAACTTTATGATGATACTAATCTTGGTGTTGATAGAACAACTGATGGTGCAAATTTAGTTGGAACAAATGACATTTACGGATATGGTATTCAGTTATATAAACCAGATAATGTTAGATTGAATTTTGGAAATAGAAATGGTATTTTTGGTATAGATTTTGATTCACAATCAACTTTTAATACAAATATTTGGTATCATGTTTTATGTTCTAGAAATCAAGGAGGAGAGGCAAAAATTTATATTAATGGATCTTTAGATTCTCAAAGTACACTTCCTCCTTTAACTTCTACTGTTTCTGAACTTATAGTAGGATCTATGGAAAATCATATTCTTCAAGATTTTAGAGGAGAAATAGGATTAGTTAGAGTTTATGGTAAAGTATTATCTGAACAAGAAGTTTCGACAAATTTTAATTACGATAGATCAAGATTTTTTTAATTAGTACAGATCTCTAACTGGCACACTTGACACCCCTGCTCAGATGCCCTATAATATTAAGGTAATCAAGGGAAGCACCACACACACCATGAACAACACCGAATGCGTCCAAGGTATTGTAATTGACATCTGCTCTCGTTCCTTTCTTCTTCTTGGAGATCAAGGTGATGAAAAGTTTGTTGAATGTGGTACAATTGATGAGTTTATGAATGTGCTAAACTACGTAACACAAAATCTTGAAGATGATCAAATCGAGTATGCTGACCTTGCCGTTTCCTCATAAATAAACCAACTATGGAAATCTTTACTGTGAAAGAGTGGGAGGAAAA